TTAGAGCCTCAGATTGGTGACTTTGCCGACTTTCTTCGGCGGTGAATGTAGGACGGCATAGCGCGTGCCATCCCAATCGTGATCTTCCTGCTGTGTGTCTACATCGTCAGGGTTCTTACTGTCGCGAACGAGAACCGGAACACGGCTAATCCAGCCCCGGCAGTAGTCAAACACGTAGAATGCTGGTTTCTCTGGCATACCTGATTCCAGCTTCTTGCCCTCAATGACGGCCTCCAGCATGTCAGCAAACAGTGCCGCGCCGTTCACGCGTGAACCCGGCTTCTTGTTGGATGGCACCCATTTAACGCCCTGGGATTCCATTTTCTGGGCAATAGATAATTCGTCATCACCGGTGTTGTAGATAGCCCCGTCAGCAGGTCCGGGAACAACCTTCTTGCAGATACCGGGCATGATGTTCAGCTGCCCCTGCGTCACCCCGTTGAGTTTTATCTCCTCAGGCTCAGCAAGCTCCTCTCCCACCAGACGCTTATCAATCCACGCCACGCCCTTAGCAACGTTGGTGGATGACATATTCAGCCCTTTGTTCAGCTCATCAGGCGGGCAGCCGTACCACTCGCCAATGAGGATCAGCGACCCGGCAGGCGGGCAGAACTGGCGACCATCAGGCAGCTCAGCGGTGGTGCCGTCAGCCCGCGCCCACCAGAGGTTGGAGAACGGCTTCGATTCTCCCCAGTCATGAGAGCGGTCAACCGTCCAGCTATCGGGAATGCGGAACGGCTTAATCACGTGATGCGAGGCATTCCACAGATGGTCAAAGCGACCACCGCTGGTGACATCCCATGAACCCTCTACCCAGGCTTTGCGCCGGTTAGGGTCTTTGATTGCCATCAGCGTCGCGATGTACTGCGGATCCAGATACGGGTTCTCTTTGAACGAACCGTGGATAGCGACACGCGTCAGCGTCACGTCCTCTTCTCGCTCGGTCTGAGGGTTAAACACCTTCTGCGTTTCGCGAATGATGGTGCCGCGCGGCGCAGGCTCAATGAAGCGCTTCTTAACCCATGTGTGGCCGATGCCAAACGGGTTTGTGGTGCTGAATGTCTCCAGTGGAATCGGCTTCAGCAGTGAGCCATCATCCCTCGGGTAGTTCTCGGGCCGAAAAGATGATCGCCGGCAGGAGAACATCATCTCGTAGAACTCACCCGACTGCTGCTTGGTCAGCTCGTTAAACCCGATAAACGGGAACTCCTGGCCGTGGTAATCCCAGTAGTCGCCCTCTTCTTTCCCGAAGCGGAACAGCAGCTCCTCACCAGTCGGCCACACCCAGCGTAGTTCAGATGCGGATGCAAGATAGCGCGCACCGTCGTTAAACAGGCGGTACATACGCTTTGACTGGGTGATGATGTCAGTGAGGTTTTTATACTCGGTATCGAATATCACGCCACGCCAGAACGAGCCATAGCCCAGACCGACCAGGCGACGGAAGCGCGCCAACTGCGCGGCGGTTTTACCCGGTCCACGAGTACCCTCGTACAGAATTTCGTTACACGGGCAACTCAGGGAGAGCGATTGCGATCCCGGCAAAGGTTTCCAGACGGCTTTGTAATTCATCCACCAAGAACCTCGCTCTGTTGCTTCTGTGCTGCTACTTCCCAGCTATCCACATTGTCGCTGGTTGGTACCAGCATTACGTTGTGAGTGACGTCCTTAGCAGGCTCTTTCTCGCCAATGTCATATGCCTGGCGCTCAAGGCCGACAAGGTTTTTCATCGCATCACTCAACGCTTTCACTGCTTTGACTCGTTCCGGCATGCTGATAATTGAGTGGTAAATCTCGTTGAGCTTATCGCGTCCATTCTCGTCCGGCTCAAGCATCAGCTCGCCCAGCTTACGAAGAGAAGCTACGTCCGCACACTCAGCGCCCAACTCATCAAACAGAGCATTGGTGATCTCCCTGGCTCGCCGTATGTCACCGCGATGCTCCATGCGCACCGTAGCAATCACCTCGGCAGTGGCCTCGATTAGTACGCGCTCAGAAAGTACCGTTTCGCTGCGTACCTGTTTGCGTACCTCGGCTTTGCGTACCAGATCGTCTGCACGCTCTTTCACCTTCGCATTGAGGTCACGAGACCATTCATCACGTTTGGCACGCTTACGGATAGCGCCTTCGCTGATGCCGTTCTGCGATGCAATCTCACGGAGGGACATCACTCCGGCCCGGTAAGCCGATTCGATAGCCTCCCAGTCCGGCTTGCTCATTAGACATTCCTTTTTAGAGATTGTGACGACTGAAAATAAAGTGAAAAAATCATTCGATTAGAGTTAAGTTATCTAATCACTTTGCCGATACCTCAATCAACCACACTCTACAGGGTAAAACTGATGTTAGGACTTTATGGCGGAGCTACCGGTTTAGTTATTGAATTAGCGGCACGAAAGGCTATTGAAGCCTTTAGTAAAAAATCGACTGATAGCGCACAGACTTCAGCCCAACTATCTGATGAAGCCCAAAAGGCGGAACTTCAGTCGTTAGTTTTTCAATCTCAGGCAAAAGTCCAACAAGAACTCGCTATAGCAAGAAGAATTCTCGCGGCTGAAGAAGTTGAAATTGAAGAGTTCTATGATGGCTCCGCATCGGCTGAATTAGGCGCAAAAGCTTCAACTGAGAAAGTGTCACTTGGGCTCAATGGTGAGGGAAGAAAAATCACTAAGCGTGTCATTAAATTCAAGGGGTTCAATAACCAGGTTGAGCATATTTTACAAGAAATCGATAAGAGCACGTCTGAGATTATAGATACACAGCAACAATGAAAAGTTGGTAACGATGCTCAATATTGCCATTACGATAGTTCTGCCCATGGTGATGGCAATAAAAAACCGCCCGTAGGCGGTTATATTCAGCAGGTCGCATGTTATCTGTGAATGACAAACAGTGATTTGCATTGAGGGCAGAGCAACGGTAGTTCTTGCCGTACTTTTGTGGACGGGTGGTTCGAGTTATGGCCGCATATCGGGCAAGCCACTGTTGTTTTGGTCGCCGCTTCAACGCGTTTAAGTGCGTAATCGAAGAATGACATATTTTTAACCCCTCTAAGAATGAGGTCTATCATACCACGATTGATTATTTTTAAATCTAAAATAGCCACAACTTAGCACTTAATCACCGAGTTAATAAACTGCTATCGGTTGGTTGTTTGCAGTTCGCCTGCCACGATTTGTTATGCGCCAGGATGTCGCGCTTCGTCTGGCGGTCCATCACTTCGATGTCGTGCTCAGTAAGGCGAATCGCGCTCACCCAGTCACATCCTGTATCGATGACCTCAACCTTTGCGGGTCCAGTTTGCGCGCAGCTCCCGATCAACATCGTCATCAGGCATATGGCTAACAGTCTGCTGTACATTGCTGGCCTCTCTGGTTGCTTCGACGCGGCGTTCGGCGGCTGCTTTGGTGGCGGCAGCGTTCTCGTCGGTGCGCTGTTTATCCGCTTTGGCTTCGGCCTTTTCGCGACCACGCATGCTGCCCAGGCCAAAGGCACCGAGCACCATAAGGATTGCGAAGCCGATAGCAGCCAGAATAGCTTTCAGTTTCGTCATAGGCTCACGCGCTCCCGTACCCAGCCATACACGAATGACTCGTTAGCCGGGCGCTGCTCTGCCAGCTCGAGATAGCGCTGCCCTTGGCTGCAATTCAGTGCACGGAGCAATACTGATTCCCCTTCACTACCGCGTTTCGCCAGGAAGGACTTCAACGCGCTGATGCTGCGCGGGCCAATCTGACCATCGTCAATAAGGTCTGGGTAAAGCTTCTGCTGGTCGTTGAAGACATTCAGCCAGCGCTGGAACCACTTCACTTGCACTGATGGCCCCATGTTCACGCCGGTGTCGCACAGTTCGGCGGCGATGGCCGGCGACACGGTAGCTACCTGATCGAAGCGGGGACCATACCAGTAATCAGCCTCGAGTATTTCGAGAGCTTGCTGACGCGTCAGGTTAAGCATATCACCGGTAAAGCCATGGGCGCGTGCCGTTGCCTGAGTGATTCCCCAGTTCGTCGGGCCGCCTTTGTCGTTCGGGTGATTAACGTAGCCACCCTCTTTGCCGAGAATGCTGTTGAAGATATCGTCTTTGGTCATCAGTCAGCCCTTACGACTTTTGCCAGATTGCCTTTAGCTCGCCAGACAGCAATGCATATGGCCAGGTTGAGGAATAATTCACCCGGGTCCACGTTGCTGTAATGGCCGAGAAGAATACGGAAAGCGGTGAAGCCTGCCGACAGGATCAGGAAGTAAGCCATCCAGGCATAACCCGGGCGGTGCCTGCGTCCTGTCTTACTGAAGAACATCAGACGAAACACGATCGCCATGCAGATAATCGCGTTTGCATCCACGATGACGGAATGCCATGTCATTTCCCTTCCTCCTCCAGCCCGGGCATCTTGCCGTTGCGCGACTTGGCAACAACTCGAAGCAGGACTGCGACGGAAACGGAAGCAGCTACAAGCGCACCATCATTCGGTGAGACTTCGATACTGACCGGCGGCTGCAACAGGCCAAGGGCCGTATTGATGACCCCGGCGATTATCTTGGCCATGGGAACTGAGAAGAACACGCCCCCCATGAATGAGATGACCGCGAAGAGCATCTGTTTCCAGAGTTGATGAGGCTCTGAGGTCAGCACATACATTGCCGCTCCGGCCAGCGCACATAACATTACGCCAGGCGTCGCCTCCGGGAACATAGTGGCGAAAGTGATCCCTACCGTAGCGGAGGTCACCCCACTGGCAATTGTGATTGGCTCAGACATAGTTATTCCGTGTGTAGAGGGTCAGGCTTCACGGGCTGGATTTATCAACAAAGCACGTAGCGGATGATTCCCGGAAGCCTGAAATAAAAAAGCCCCAGCGGGTGCCGGGGCTTGAAGTTGATTTGAGTTAATTAATCAAGTCGTTCGTCAGTACATTTAAACAGTACTCGAGATTTAATCAGTGCGTCCACGCCAGCAAAGGCATTATCTTCTTCTGGGTATGGAACAGACAGGGTATCTTGCTTATCGATGGTAACCATCAATACCCCCGCTTCTTTCCAAATGTAAACTTCCACATAGACGTATTGATCATTACTTGCTGGAGAGTCTTCAACTGCTGTGCTGATCAAAAATTGAAGACCATAATTATCATCAAGAGGCATGACAGATAATGGTCGAGACTCATAATTCTGCTTACTATTTATTACACCGCAAGTTACATACGCCCGCTGGGAGCCATCAGCTTTGACATAGTGATTGTCAGGAAGCTTTAAAGACTCTTTATAACTTCTTACTATTTTATACCCGTACTCATGCAACTCAGTTTTGCGTTTGAGATATTTTTGCTCAAGCGCCTCTCTACTGGCTCTAATGTCATCGTAAGTAATGTCCATTCCTTTCTCCAAAAGGTCATCTGAAACGAACATTCTTGACTCCTTTTCTCACCAACGCGTTGACGTTAAACAATTAAAACCTCCAGAAACGCAAAAGCCCAAGGCGTTAACCTCGGGCTCGAAAACTCATTTACTGCCAATGCATACAACAATGGCACAATATCAGATTTACACGAAATATACCCATTTCAGTTCGGTTTTGCAAGACTTACATCCAAATTTGTCGCCTTTTGTTGTGAACGTGATCGCGAAACGGAAAGCAAGGATTGATTATCAAGGCGTGAGAATGCTTGTTTCATCGCCAGCCAGTGCGGGAGGTAGGTTTCAGTCCAAGTTGGCTTTGATACCCCTACCAGTTGCGCCAACTGCTGGTACTCGTATGTGCTGCGTCCAGCTAGTTCTGCTTTCACATCCTGAGCAGCAAGCCAAATTAACGCCTTCAACCGTTCGATGGTTTTACCAGCTATCTTTCGATCCCCCATCTGCGACTTGAATTCAGCCCACGCCCACTGCGTAACCTCAACCTGATTATCCCAGCGCACATTCTCGCTGTAGTTCCAGAGCAGCCATGCCTTCTGGTGCTCATCGAGTGACAGCACTGCCCGGCGCCACGACGCGGTGGAGTATTCGACCGGCTGAACCAGAGGAATGTGTGAGCCCTTTGCGTGTGACTGTTTGCCGGGGATCGGTGGGTTATCAACCGGCACCCACTTCTCGCTTTCTTCGTCCCAAACTTTAGGCTTCTTCCGCTTAAATGTCCCGGTGTCGAACTGGGCGTTCTCCAGCCAGGCCATCAACTGCCCTTTGGTCGCCCCGCTCAGATCTGCAGTCGCAACGATGAGCTGCTGGCGTACAAATTCCAGGTATTGAGTATTCACGCTGCAGCTCCTGCAATCTGGTAGATGCGAATAAAGTTACGAAGGATGCGATAGTCCACCAGCACCGTTCCCGGGCGGCGATAAATGCGAAGGCGCAGCCAGCGCATGCGAAGCGATTCGATTAGTTCTGATTTCATGCAGCCACCTGCTGTTTTAGTTTTTTGAGCTTTGCGCGGTACTCGTCGCGGATCCTGATGTAGTCGTCGCGCTTCCATTTCGGTAATTCGTGCGGCCCCATCAGGGCATCAAAGCGGGCCTGTCCGATTTTGGCGATCAACGCCGGACGGTAGGCGGTAAGGTTGCCAGAAAGATGGTTATTGCAGGCCGAACACTGCTTATGGCAGTTGTCCTCGTTGAAGCGCAGCTCCGGATTGGCACCAGTCGTGCGGTAATGCCCGGCGTGATACTGACCATAGTGATATCGACCACAGCTGATGCATGGCTGATGCCGATCCCGGTATCGGATGAAATCGTTAAAAGCCTGTTGGGCCTGGTCGCGGAAGTAACTTAACGGCTTCACTGCCTGGCGACGTTCAGCCTGACGTGCACGCTTCGCCTTCTCCTCTTCGCGCTGGCGCTTCTTCTCCGCACGCAGAGCCTCAGCCCGGTTCTTAGCTGTCTGCGCTTTGGCAACGGCGGTGGCGCACTCGTAGCAGCAGACCACCTGGCCGTCACGCACGGGGTGGAACCACTCACGACAGCTCTGGTTTGCGCACTTACGGCGGGGTTTCTTAGCCATGCTCACCCCCAGACCTTTTGGCGGAACGTACGCGGCGTGGGCTCGAGGTACGTAACCTCCTGCCGCTCTACGCTGACGGTCCAAGTTTTGTAGTCAGGGTTGAGACTACACTTAACGGCTACGCCGCGGCGCTGGTACTGCCGCTGAAGTTCATCGGCCTGCTCGGTTGTGCATTCGGTGTGGTGGAACCATGATTTCGCCATCTGGTCAGCCCCCGAAGCTCATGAGTTGCGATGCGGCGTTTTCCGCTTCATGCTGGTCCTTGAATGCCCGGGCCAATACCCAGCGCCACAGAACATCGAGCGCGGCCTTGTACAGCTGCTGGAACTCGGTTTCGTCCATGTTGGCAAAGGCAATACTGCGGGGATGTTTGCGAAGGGTGCCGTCGGGCAGCTGAATAGCGTCGTAGTGGCCGGACTCGACGATCACCCATGCACGGTATGCGTCATAGGATTTGCAGATGCTGATACTACCGGCGCGTTTATCGGCGATACGGTCCAGATATTGCTCGGCGGCGTCCAGCAGTGCGCCTTCGTTTCCACCAAATGCCGCGAGGAATTTTGCATAGCCATTTACGAGCTTGCGCTCATTGCTGGAGATCGCCCCGCCAGTAGGTTCCCAGTATTCAAACCCGAGATTCAGGAGCGCAAAGAAACGGCGATGGAATGCGGGATTCCTCACCTGCCTGAACTCAGCCACCAGCACGGCACCGAGTTTGAATTTTGATTGCAGAATATCACTGGTCTCCGGCGTGGCGGGGATCAGGATTCCTGAAGACTGCTTGATTAGTTGTAGTTCGTGCGCCATGGTGCTCTCCGTGGCGCATAAGGTTGTCAGTTGCTCAGACTGACACTGACATTATGTACAGTTGATAATGGAAAATCAATGCAAGAAAAAACCCGCCGTAGCGGGTTTAATTTTGATGGTGAGTGCTATTTATTGATAACTATTTCTGGCAAACCTTCTTGGACTTGCTGATAGAGCCATCATTACAAACAAATTTTTCACCCGAACAATGCGATATTCCGCCTTTCTTACCTGAGCATGGCTTGTTTGCTGCCGTTGCTGTCAGTGAAAAAAGTGACACCAATAAAACAACAAGAACTTTCTTCATATCCCTATTCCCATCAGTAAAAGTAAGTGAATCGTAGCAGGGATCGATGAAGCGAAAAAGAAAACCCGCCGTAGCGGGTTATATTGTCGATATGGGAATTCACATATCGCTTGTATGGCAGGTTATATCAATCACCAGAGTCTACGAGCTTTTGCATAGCACCTGCGTAACGGGACATGCCGATTTCCAATGCTAACCTCACGTCCTGCTGAGGTGCTGCTGCGAGCATAGCCCTGTATGTCGGGTTAATGGCATCATGTTCGTTAATTGCAGCCCAGCCAGCTTTATTCATCGCTTCTGTAGGCTCCTTCGGAACTAATTGCCAACCATCCGGAGTTACCGGAGAGTTTCCAGCCTGTTTGAAGTTTGGCTTAGCATCCTGAACCAACAGGATGTATCCATTCTTTGCTGTATCCAGTTCAGAGATTTCAGTTACAGTACCGAAATAACGATGACCAGCATCTGCATCACAGGTGCTGACGTCTACTGATACCTCCATGCCTTCGATGTGTTTAAGCAGCTCGCCAGTATCAATTGCTGGTTTAGCAGTAGGCGTGTTTATGTGGTTATTCCATGAGCCAACTTCGTCAAGTTTTTCGGAATTACCGAACGACTGAAGCATGACGGCGCGGCAGGAATCATCATCTTCACCAAATATAACCGCTTCCAGTACATCGATAGCCTGAGACGGAGAGTGCGCGTATTTGTCGAATGACGGACCCTTGATGCGCTGAGCAAGTTTGAACAAGCGTTTTTCCTGTGCGTGATACAACTCGCTCAAGTGACGATATTCATCTGGCACTACCGGCGCTGGCTGCTCTTTGATGTGTAGCCGTGGCTCACCGTCTTTCGGCTCAGGCCACTGGCGCGCTATATTTACCTTCAGCTTTTCCTCCATCGCAGCTGTGATTTCACCGTCACTGATACCAGCGCGCCGCTGGGCGTCCCATAACAGGAATTGCATGTCAGCCCATTCGCTCAGGTCGCCTGGTTCCGCAGCAGCCTCGAGCGCTTCTTTGGAAAGGTGCTTCAGCGGACCAACTGGACCGACATCGCCGAAAGTAGTCAGTGACCATGCTGCATGTTCACGGCGTACTTGTTCGCGGGCCATCGACTCCAGAACCCCATTAAACACTTTCACAGCATCAGCCATTGCGTAGCCGAGATTACCGCCGTCGCTTTGTGCTGCTGCTTTGCTGAGTATTTCGCTTATCTGGTGCAGGCGATCGAGTGATACAGGACCGTGCGCAGGGTGGGTGTTAGTTGTCATGAGTTAGTCCTCCTTAATCCCATTGCAAAACTGATGCGAAATATGCACCGCGACACGGCGTGTCACGAGGATGATGCCAGCCTGAATATCCATCCTGACCACCTATTGGGCTAACTTTGTACCAGCACTGGTAATAGCGGGCGACACTTGCAAAATCCTCCGCTCCATCAGAGTCGATTACATCTTGTGATACCGAAGCCTGAATTATTTCCGCTTCTGTATAATCGCCGCGCATAACGATGAATCGCGCATCGTCCGAGCAAAGATAATCACATGAGCCGTCATATTTACCTTTGGTGGTAGGTTTGATTAATTTATCCATCTCACTCCCCCTTCACGCCAATGCCAGCGGCGCGGATTGCTTTTTTGACGAGTCGCTTATCGAGCACCGGGATGTCGCGAGATAAATCATCGTGCTCGTACCAGAAAGTCGGTGGCAGCGTCACTGTCCGCGCCTCCAGTTCTGCTATGCGCTGGCGTAATGCTTTGATATCGCGATCAGCATTAGCCAGTAACCGATTTTCAAAGTTATGCTCTGCTATGCGCTTCTCTGCGGCGCGTAACCTGTCAAATAGGCTGTTACTTTCAAGGCATAGCCTGGCTTTTATCTCAACGTCCTTAGCAATCTGCTCCTTGGCCTCTTCGTATGCCTCAGCAACGACGTCGTACATGAGAGATTGTCGGAAGAATGCCTGCTGGAAAGTTTGTTGGCTCTCCAACTCACCCAGCAGCGCGTTAGCTTCATCCTCTTTCAGCACCACAGTGTCAAAGCTCTCGGTCTGCTTTTTGATTTTTGCAATCAGCGCCTGTTTGTTGAGTGCTGTCATTGGGCTGATCCTTCCAGTGAATCAGGCAATTTGGTGTAATGCGTTACGCCGCGCAGAGAGTTAATCGACCGAGAATGGTCTGCCAGCCATATTTTATGGATATTGGTGTTACTACCGGCGCAGAAGTTGTATTCCATCCACTCAGCAGAGCAGTATTGCGGTCCCACATCAGTTTCGTAACGAACCCAATAACGCCCAAATTCTTCTGGCTCGCTACCTTCAATCCAAACCTGCGTCCGCACTTCAGCCAGGAAAGCGTCGGTGGCAGGGGTTTCCATAGCAGCCTTCATCACATCGACATACCAATCGACATAGCGGTAATCCAGCATGCCGTCAGCTTGTTCAATCCACATGTCATCAGCAGTAGCGAACTCAGCCGCTTTTTTCAGCCCCCCATTCTCCGCCGCCAGATCCCTGCACTTGCTCTCGGCGTTAGCGAGCTGTACTGCCATGCTTGTTTCTGCTGCTTGCCATGCCCACCATGCAACCTGCATATCCCAGGCCATGTACTCGCCATCAGAGTTTTTGCATACCCGGTAATCAATTAGGTCACCAAAACGAGACTTGATGGCTTGCTCAAATTTTTCTCTGCTAGTCATGCTGATGCTCTCCCGTAAAACGCCAGTACACGCTGCATAGCCGGACTTGTGCGGCAAATTGATGTGACCATGTTTTTTCTCACTTTCGATTTGATCTGCTTAATGTTCAACTCCCCGCCGGGCTGAAACATGTAGACAGGGCGATGCGGTTCGCCAGTACGGATAACTACCGCTTTGCGTGTCAGGTGAAGCAGCAGGTTATGTGCCTTCTTGCAGTCACATCCCAGCAGGCTCTGGACCTGACGAGGCGTGATGGTCTGGTTAACCCGAAGGAAATCGACGATTGCCCACAGTGATTTGCTTGCCATAGTGATTTTTCCTCGAGGTTATTTAACGATCCGGAGATGGCTAACGTTCTTGCGATAGCTGCCCCAGTCAAAGTTCACCCACATCCCGCCATCCATCTGGAGGCGATCGATAACCCGCGCACCCAATGCGCCGAGAAGTTCGTCATGGTTCAGATTCGTCAGAACGCCAACTGGACGCATCGACGACAGGCGACGGTCGATAACCTGATTCAGAATGACTTTCTCGCCGTTGCTTCCGCGTTGAATACCGACCTCGTCCAGTACCAGCAAATCGACTTTGCAGAGGTCATCCAGAAGTGAAGCCTCTGACTGGCCACCGTCGTAGCACTCGCGAACACGCAGCATCAGGTCAGGGATTGTCACCACCAACACAGATTTGCCACCGGACAGGAGATGATTTCCGATCGCTGCTGCCAGATGGTTTTTACCGGTACCAGGCCCGCCACTGAACACGAAGCTCGCAAAGCCAGCCCCAAAGTTCTGTGCGTAGCTTTTCGCCATGGTGTAGGCCTTTCGCTGTTGCTCTCCGGATACTTCGTAGTTGGCGAACGTGCAGCTGCGGTGCAGGCTCTGGATACCAGATCGACCGAAGATTTTCTCTGTGCGCGCTTTCTGATTCCGCTTGCTCAGCTCTTCGCAATGTTTCAGGCCTTCTTCACGCTGCCACGCCAGCAGTTCTGCTGCGCTAGTGAACTTCGGCTGTACGCCTGGCGGTATGAGTTTCTTCAGGCGCTCAAGAGCGCTGCCAGAATTAACAATGTTTTTCACCGTTACCCCCTGAACCCGGTCGGGATGGTTTTATCTGGCTCAGAAATTCGGTTGGGATCTCGCTGTCCAACATGGACGGTCCTTTGGCCGTGACCACGCGATTGCAACAGACTGTTGGCAAAGGTCTGCTCCCAAGCCAACTGGTGTTTAACCTTGCCGTCAGGTATCCAGTAATCACGGAATTGCTGAAGTTCTTCAGCGGTGTAACCCGGCTCAGTGCCGACGTTCTTACCCCAGAGCGCAGCCTGACGCACGAAGTCTGGAGACGGGGTCCATGAGTCAGTGATCGGAAATTTACCCAATGGGCCAAAATCCAGACCGGGCCCAAAATCCTCGTTCTGAGGTTTGGGAGGGATAGCTGGCAGAGGTGGGTGATTTCCAGAAATATCATCCCCAGAATGACTTCCGCCCGCGCGTTCTCTCTCTGGGTTTAGATCTTCTCTTCTCTTCTCTTCTCTGTGGTTACGCGTTACGTTATTAGTAACGTTACTCGTTACGTTACTTTCCTGGAGTTTTTTCCGTTCACGAAACTCCTTCTGGCGCTGCGCATTTGTCTTGGCCGTAGCTGAGCGCATATCACCTGACGTATTGTATTCATTGAAGTTTGGAAGAATGACGCAGTTATTCTCCGCATCATAAATGGCCCAGCCTACGGTTGATAATGCAGCCCCAAAACCGGGTACTCCGACAATATCATCGATATCAGACAGGTCTGCATTTTCAAATACACCGTTACGCGAGTGTTCATTTGCCGCAGACCAAAACGTTACTAGTAACGACACCGTAACGTTACGGGTTACGTTACGCGTTACAACGTCTGATAACGTGGTGTTATGCGAAAGTGTGAACATTTTTCCCACCTCCGGTGAACGCTCCAGTATTCGCGCAATTCCGTTCACCTTCGGGCTGGTGACCAGTGATGTACGCATCTTTATCCAGTCTCCGGCCATTAAGTCCTCCTGAAGAATAATTAAGGGAAGATTTATCCAGTCGCGGTCCGACACGCTGGCAAAACAATTTGTTGTTAGGCATACTTACCCCGCAATGATTTCGCAATGAATTGCACCAGAAAGCCGTTGGTGTTCGCGCACCTCGGCTTTCGCCATTTTTGAACCGGTCATATAGCCCCCAGCATCATCTGCACCATCTCCATCAGCGGCCCGGTTAAGCCAGGGTCAACGCGGTACATCTCCACGATCCCCTCGCTCAACTCTTTCAGCTTCTGATGACGTGGAGCATCCATCGCGACGGCTATCTTCGCTTCGCTGGTTTCTTTCTCCATACGCGCCAGACGAGCCATAACGTTGTCTTCTGGTAGCAGACGGTTGCGGTACTTGAGCGGCAGAACAGCAAGAATTGCCGGAGTCAGCTGGCGGACGTTCTCGCGGTATCTTTCACTGTTGAAATGGTTGTCCAGGAAGCGGAAAAACTTCTGACGCTGTCGGCTGAGGTCATCAGGGAAAGTGATCTCGTCTCCCCCTTGCGCCTGGTACTCTTCGATGATCAGAGCAGAAACGACATCCTGACCATCTACACCCGCCCATGAGCGAACGGCATCACGAATATCTTCATGGCTAGGTCCCTTGCACGCTTGAGCACGATTTATCACCGCCTGCTGCGGCGATCCTGTATCCTGGTAAAACGTAAGTGATTGCATAGTGCTTTCCCTTTCGTGGTTAGAATTAGCTGTTGTTTGAACCAAGCAACAAGGCGAGATCTGGACGAATATCAGCGGGTTTAACCCTCCCGTTTGTTGCTGACACGATTTTCATAACGTATCGCGCATCAATGCCGCCCCCATGCAGCCACCGCCAAACTGTTGGCTGAGCTACGCCGCAGAGATCTGCGAGTTTCTTTTGACTGCCAGCAATATCGATGGCGCGCTGGATGATTTCATTGGTCATTTTTCAATTCCTAAAAGTATTGAACCAAACAATAATAGCAATGCGTATTATCCATGGCAATAGCAAAACGTGTTTTGACCATCAATACGCAAGCGTATAAATTAAAAATTATGAAAAAAGAAACTCTTGCTGAACGCCTGAATCAGGCAATGGAACAGTCCGGGATGTCTCAGGGCGCTCTTGCGAAGGCGTCAGGAGTTGCTCAGCCAACCATCTGGAGACTAACGAGCGGCAACGCTCGCGGTTCGACAAAGATTGTAGAAATTGCGAATGCACTCGGGGTTAGAACTGAGTGGTTGTCTACAGGCATAGGTCCAATGAGGGCTGACGGCCAGCAACCAACTTCCATTACTCCTGTAAAAGTTGATCCAAGTATCTTCAGGGTTGACGTGCTCGACCTAACGGTCAGCGCTGGACCGGGCGTGATCAATAGTGAGTTCGTAGAGGTATTACGCTCCGTGGAGTACTCAGTAGAAGATGCACGTCAGATGTTTAATGGTCGTAAACAGGAACAGATCCGCATCATCAACGTTCGCGGTGACAGCATGTCTGGAACGATTGAGCCTGGTGATTTGCTGTTTGTCGATATCAGCGTTCAGCACTTTGATGGTGATGGAATTTACGCTTTCCTGTACGACGAAACAGCTCATGTTAAGCGACTTCAGAAGATGAAAGATAAACTCTTGGTCATCTCAGACAACCAGACCTATCGACCGTGGGAGCCGATTGAGAAGGAAGAGATGAACAAAATATTCGTATTCGGAAAGGTGATCGGCAGCATGCCGCAGACCTACCGTAAGCATGGTTAGCAGATTAACAGTGGCCTGAAGAGACGTTTGGGTGATGAGAGAATATCTGATAGTAGGCGTGGTTACTTTGCTCTCGGTTGTTGCGATCGTGCTTATGGTGGCCTGAAGAGACGTTTGGGTGATGGGCAAGGTGTTCTGGTCGGCGCATAGCTGGTGAAAAAATTATTTAATGCGGTGTATTGGCTGATTGTAACCCCATGTAACATCTTGCCGTCACCATTTCGGTGGTTAGATTTTTAATAAAAAAACAAATGTATAGCAAGGTTTTTTATGGATAAAATTAATTACCCACCCCTGTTTGAGCCAGGGTTCCATGACATGGATGAAGCTGGATTAAAATCGTATTGTGTCGATTGCTTTCCTTCATCATCCAGGCGAGGCATGCTATACTGTAATTTTATACAGCTACTCGAATCTATTCGAGAATTATCTGCTCAATATGGCTGTTTTACAGAAATATGGGTTGATGGTTCATACACCACGTCTAAACCAGAGCCTGATGATATTGATATTTTGTTGGTATGTGACTATAGCAATATAAACTCAATACCTGTCATGCTTCGGGGCCGCGTCGATAATTTGCTTGACCGAAACTACATCAAACAAAACTACAAAATTGATGTCCTACTACTCATGAAGAATTTAGATGACCCTAACTATGATTATGAGTACTGGCGTAGCTACTGGCGCGGTTGGTTTGGTTTTGATCGCAGTGAAAACCCGAAAGGGTTAGTGAGGATTTTTTTATGAATGATAAATCAATGTTTAAAAATTGCGATAAACGCATTGATTTCATTCAAAAAGAAGTCGATGCAATGAAGCAAAACAAAACCAGGTCCTTTGCTGACATGCTTCTTTATCGCTCCATGGATTCTCATCTGAGCGATTTGAAGGCCGAAAAATTAAAGCAAGATAGTCGGCACCCACTTATCGATTTTTTTGAGCTGCGGCTGAAAGGCTCTGAGGTTGACTTTGGCTCTATTCCTTTAGAGCTGCTTGGGGCTATTTCAACAAATCTTGCAGCGCTAATACAAAGAGCAACACACAAAATTGCCTCAGGCAAGGACTCAAAAAAAGTTCCCTACGACGTGAAAAGCTCCTTAAACCTCAGGCTGGCTGATTTATCCCCTGGGTCTACAAAATTGGGCGTCACCTTCTCTACAGGAATAGCAGAATTAGTAGAAACAGTACCCAGCAAGGCTGTAAAAGGCATATTCGATTTGTTGTTAAGCGATGACGACAACAACTTCATGAATCACGTCGCTGAAATTGGATACAATTCCACTGTAAGCCTTAAGAGAATCGTAGAGGAATGCGATAAACACAACTTAACATTTGATGCAAGTTGGACCGGTCCATTTAGTAATGGCACCAAGGTGGCAACTATTGACTCCAATAAAATTAAGTACTTGGTGAGTAGACTTACATCAACCATTTCATCCCCTCCCATTACTGAAACGGTTACAGGCGAACTGGTCGTTCTATCCAAATATGGGAAGCTGGAGCTTGATGTTGGTGGTGAACATTTAAAGGCTTCCTATCCGATTGAAATGCTAGATTTAATACAAAAAAAACACAAGGTCGGACAGATTGTTTCTCTTTTAGTGGAGACTACTGAGATTCACAATGATCGCATAGGTCTGTACCGTAAAAACCATCTTGTTAAATCGGTTCTTTAATATCTCACCCGGCCACCGCGCCGGGTTTTTTATTGCCCACCCATAAAGCCATCCTCCATTCTGCCGATAACTATCCAGCCTGAAGCTGATAACAATAACTATCGCAACACTACCTGCCCGCCCGTGCGGGCTTTTTTATTGCCCCTTCCTCACGAACTCCGCAGCATCCCTCAGTAATCCCTTGTGGATTACATTCCCTACAGCCTTACGCTTAGCTTCCAGCTGGTCGACAATAGCGTCACGGTCAATCACCACACCATCGATTATCAACTCAACCACCGCCCCACCAATCTCGCCAGCGATGAACGCTGCGCGATCCTCCAGCAGTTCATCACGTGACATATCCATACCTAAGCCCATAGCAACAATCTCTCTGATGTTTTTTTGAGCATAACATACACCTTTCAAAAAAATAAATTCCTTTCGCTATCAACATTTTAATACTTATTTTAGTCGATAAATAGCAATACGTATTGATATGCCTAATACGCATTGCTATTATCATCTCATCGCGAAACACTAAGCGCATAAGGTTTAACGCTCAGCTGGCCGGCTATAAGGCAAAACAGAAGTGAGCTTCGCGGTGGTGAACTGCAGAGTTAAAACGCTCAACTGTGAAGATCAGCACCACGGCACCACCAGCGAAGTTCACTCAGCAATAGTGGAGAACATCATGGTTCATCAGCACTACGGTACACAGACGGTAAACCGCGGCGCAGTTCAGCCTGGAATGCTCGTCAAACACAAGGATTCAACCTGGACGGCATCAGCTAACGCTCGTGGTCGTTTGTATCTGCATCGCGGCGTTGAGATGACTTACACCAGGGATTTGCTGGTTGAAGTTTATCTGAACGGTCTGGGGAATGGCCTCAGCCATTAACGGAGAGTGTCATGCAAGACAAGAAATGCGGTTACTGCAGCAAGCCGGTTAAACCGGAAGAAGTAATCAAAAGCACCCTTCTTTATCGCAACGGCTCACTGCTGGCGCGCAAAGAGAAAGAGTACTGTTCCAGACGTTGCGCTTCGCACGACCAGATGGCTCACGAAGGCTAACGTACACCCCGCGCAAGGCGGGATCTACGTCCGGTGGCACCGACCAAAGTTACACCGGAAACAACATCAAAACCAAAGTTAACCCAATGGGCGCTATCAATGGCCCGGGGATTCTAACACCCAAAAATGAGGATCTCACATGGAATTCTTTTATGTGGTTAAAGCCACTCAGAAATCCGGAAAGCAAGATGCAGTGATTTGGTTCACTGCTAAAACCGAGGCTCGCGCCAACCTGCAGCTGGATGTTGCACTGGAAGATGCTGGCATCGAAACGGGTCGCGGTAAGGACTACGCCAAACCGATTCGCACTGATTTCCCAGTTGTCGACGGCCTGCCGAAAGAAGGTGAGGTTGATTTCACCTGGTGCGATCGTTACGAACTGGCCGAAGACCAGCGCACCTGGAATGTTAAACAACAGGCTGAAGATGAGTCTGTCGACGACGCAGATATTGAAGACAGCACCGCAGAAGAATCTCAGCAGTCAGAGCAGCCGAACCTGATCGTCGTTGCCACCCTGCCATTCCGTCAGCGCGTACTGGCTCAGTTCATCGGTGATGGTGAATATCTCTATCACATCGACGCTGGGCAGAAAAACGAGATTGTCCGCCTTGAGATGGACACCGATGACGCGTACGTCCAGAACCTGCTGCTGGCTGCTGAGAATGTGGAAGCATTCAAAAAAGCCATTGAACACGATATTCATAAAGTCGTGAATGCCGTTAAGAAAGTCTTCCCTGTCGACGGTAAAAAACCGGAGTTGGCAACAGTTATCCAGTTCCTGACGGTGTGGTTCAAAACTGAATATATCGATCGCGGCCTGCTGGTCAAGGAATGGCAGAAAGGCAATCGCGTTGCGCAGATTCAACGCACTGACGTCAAAACCAATGCTGGCGGTGGCAATAAGACCGATCGCAACCCGGAACTTGTCCACACGCTGGACACTCTGGACATTGATATTGCGCTTGCCACACTTCCAATGGATTTCAACATCTACGATATCCCAGGTGGCGTTTTCCGTCGTGCAAAAGAGATCGTTGCTAAAAACGAAAGCCCGTTCAAAGAGTGGTCCGTCGCCCTGCGCAAACGCGCTGGCATCCTGGATTATTCCCGTGCCGCTATTTTCGCACTTATTCGCAGTGCAGAAGAAAACACTCACCATTTCCCGGAACTGTTGAGCCGTTACATCAATAAGAACCTGACTGAAACCGACCACCAGCACCCAACTGAAGAAACCCTGGCGGCAGCCGGTCACGTGCCAGAAAAAAGCTGGGAAAACGAGATTAACGAGAAGGTCGCAGCAGAACAGAAGGCAGTAGCCGAACAACCCAAAATCGCCAGCATGGGCAACGGCGTATTCTCCATTGATGGCCTGATGGGTGATCAACAAACACAAACACATACAGATGACCGTTCACCAGTTAATGAGGACACCACCAGTCATGTGCAGATGGAAGAAACTGTCAGTGATGAAGAACAGACTGGTGATGAAGTGCAGTCAGGCGAAAGCAGTCTGGAAACTGGTGAAGAGTCATATACCGGCCAGCAAGCCGATGTGAGCCAGAATACGGATTCTGTCGCCCAAAATAGCGATTCTGTAAACCAAACCGATCCACTTGCGACACAAACCGAGCCAGAAACGCAATCAGACGAACCGGCTGTTGTTTACCCTGCTTACTTCGAGCCAGGCCGCTATGAAGGATTGCCGAACGAGGTTTATCACGCAGCGAACGGTATCAGCTCAACCCAGGTGAAAGATGCGCGTGTGTCGCTGATGTACTTCAATGCACGTCACGTAGAGAAAACCATTATCAAAGAACGCTCTCCTGTTCTGGACATGGGAAACCTGGTACATACGCTGGCGCTGCAACCCGAGTTGCTCGATGCAGAATTCAGCGTTGAACCCTTAATTCCGGAAGGCGCATTTACCACGACGGCAACTATCCGCGCATTTATTGATGAGTACAACGCCAGCCTGCCAGCGATACTGAGCGCTGACGACATCAAAACATTGCTCGAAGAATACAACGCCACTCTGCCTGCTCAGGTGCCGCTGGGTGGTTCAGCCGAGGAAACTGGCCAGAGCTATATGTCGCTGCCAGAAGATTACCAGCGTATCGAAGCGGACCAGAAGCAGACAGCAGCGGCGATGAAAGCCTGCATCAAGGAATACAACGCCACTCTGCCTGCACAGGTGAAAACCAGCGGTAGTCGTGATGCGTTACTCGAGCAGCTGGCAATCATCAATCCTGACCTGGTGGCCCAGGAAGCGCAGAAGCCGCAACCGCTTAAAGTGTCCGGTACCAAAGCGGATCTGATCCAGACCGTGAAGTCTGTTAATCCGGACGCCGTCTTTGCCGACGAACTGCTGGATGCCTGGCGTGAGAATCCGCAAGGGAAAGTATTGGTCACCCGTCAGCAACTGAGCACCGCGCTGGCTATTCAGTCGGCATTACTGGCACACCCAACCGCCGGGATGCTGCTTCAGCATCCGAGCCGCGCTGTTGAGGTGAGCTACTTTGGCTTTGACGACGAAACCGGTCTGGAAGTCCGCGTTCGTCCTGATCTGGAGATCGACCTGGACGGCGTTCGCATCGGTGCCGACCTGAAAACCATCAGCATGTGGAACATTAAACAGGAAGGTTTGCGCGCCAAACTGCACCGGGAAATCATCGACCGTGATTACCACCTGAGCGCCGCCATGTATTGCGAGACCGCAGCATTGGACCAGTTCTTCTGGATTTTCGTCAACAAAGACGAGAACTACCACTGGATCGCTATCATCGAGGCATCCGCCGAACTGCTGGAACTGGGCATGCTCGAGTACCGCAAGGCGATGCGCGCTATCGCTACCGGCTTTGACACTGGCGAATGGCCAGCGCCGATCACCGCTGATTACACCGACGAACTGAACGACTTCGACCTGCGCCGCCTTGAAGCGTTGCGTCTGGCTTAATGGAGGATTTGACCATGCAAAATACCAACATCATTACAACCGAGCAGGCACCAAACACCATTTCCGCCAGTAACGCTGTATTCAACGTGCAGGCGCTAGGCCAGCTCACCTCTTTCGCTGAATTGATGGCGCAGTCTGCCGTCACCGTTCCCAAACACCTGGCGGGGAAACCTGCCGACTGTATGGCTATCGTCATGCAGGCTATGCAGTGGGGAATGAACCCATATGCGGTCGCCCAGAAAACGCACCTAGTGAATGGCGTTCTGGGTTACGAAGCGCAGTTGGTTAACGCAGTGATTTCCAGTTCCAGCGCCATTATTGGTCGCTTCCATTACGAATATGGCGGTGACTGGGAGAAGATCGCCGGGAAAAAAGACGGCCGCGATGAATTAGGCCTATTTATCCGGGTCGGCGCCGTACTGCGAGGAGAAGATGAAATCACCTGGGGTGAGCCAATCTACCTGGCAGATACCACCACACGTAACTCTCCATTGTGGAAAACTGCACCGAAACAGCAGATAGCTTATCTGGCAGTAAAGTACTGGGCTCGCCTGTACTGCCCTGAAGTCATCCTCGGCGTATACAGCCCAGATGAAGTTGAGCCGCGCACTGAGAGAGAGATTAACCCGGCACCGAAGCACGTAAACCTGGCCGATATCTCAGGTGACACTGTCACAACTACGCAAAGCGCACAGGAATCGTCGGTAAATATCGACTCTCTTGCCGATGATTTCCGCGAGCGCATCGATGCTGCGCAGGATGTGGACAGCGCCAAAGCACTCCGCGCTGATATCGAAAGCGCGAAGACCACGCTCGGCTCTGCCCTGTTCACCGAGCTGAAGAACAAGGCAGTGAAACGCTATTACCTGGTTGATTCTCGTAACAAGGTTGAAGCCGCGATCAACTCCCTACCGTCTCCGGACGAACCGGATGCAGCAGCGCGATTCGGGGAAGCTGAACGAGTGCTGGCGACGGCGAAACGTCACCTGGGCGACGAACTGCACGATCAATTCAGTATCACCCTGGCGGATATGAAACCGGAATACATGGGCTAACAGACTTGGGAGGGTTTGCCCTCCCATTGAGGAGATGCAATGCGACTGATTAACCGAGGTAATCAGCAATCCCCGTTAGCGCGTCAAGCATGCGACATCGCGCTGGCCACTCATCACGACCGCTACGGCGACTACGGGCGCAGCAAGATGAAAGAAACGTACACGGTGAGAGTTGAAGGCGTGAAGGTCTGGGTGGAAGTAGTGAACCGTAAGGCGAGTTACGTGGCCACGGCAATGACAGGTATGCGTCGGTTGCGCGCGCTGCCGGGTCAGGTTTCCTGATAACGAAATATCAAATTTCAACTACCGGCATCTTTATACTGATGTCGGCTACCTGAGGTGAAAGATGGCACAGGTAATTTTTAACGAAGAATGGGTTGTCGCAGAAAAGCTGGCTGCTAAAACCGGTCTGGATATCCGCCAGATTGAAAAATACCGCCAGGGTTGCTGGATTGAGGGGATCCACTTCAAGCGGCATTCTCCTACCGGTATTCAGACCACACGCGGAATAACCTGGTACAACTACCCCAAGATCAACCAGATGATACAGGAAGCATAAAATGGCAGACTTACCACCGGGTGTGGAGCTTCGCGGTCAAAGCATTCGCATCTGGTTCATGTATAAAGGTAAGCGTTGCCGGGAACTTCTTAAAGGGTGGTTACCCACCCTTGCCAATATAAAGAAAGCAGGCCAGTTAAGAATGGTCATCGTCAGTGAAATCTCACTTGGGGAATTTAATTACCGCTCCCGCTTCCCTGATTCAACAAAGGCAGACGAAACAACCGGTACCGTTCAGCTACGTTTTTTCGGCGAACTCGTCGATACCTGGCTGGCTAACCGTAAAATCGAACTTTGCGCCAACACACTTCGCAAAACGGCATCACAGCTGAGAACTATCGTAGTTATTGTCGGCGCTGACACCCTCATCCGGGAGATTACGTATAATGATATTCTGCGCTATCGAACAGAGCTGCTCGAGGGAGAGACAATGTATGCCCTGCATCTTCGATCTAACAAAATTGGCCGCAGCGTAAGGACGGTAGACAATTACATTTCTCTGCTCTGCTCCATTCTTCGATTTGCTCATCGCTCTGGGTTTACCACCGAAAAGGCATACACGGGAATAAAGAAGCTGCAGAAAAGCAACCCCAAACCCGACCCACTATCCCGCGCAGAATTTGATCTGCTCATGAAGGCAAACCATGGTCAGAAGAGAAATCTATGGCAGTTCGCTATCTATTCCGGGCTGAGGCATGGCGAGCTTGCTGCGCTCGCCTGGGAAGATATCGATCTAGCTGGCGGTACCGTAAGTGTAAAAAGGAACCTTAATACCCTGGGAATGTTTGGTCCACCCAAAACCGATGCGGGGTTCCGGACTGTAACTCTGCTTCAACCAGCAATTAGCGCGCTTTTAGCCCAGCGCGAACTGACTGGTCGTTTCCCGAAAACGGAGATCACTTTCCACCACCGTGAATACGGACTGACTGAAAAGCAGTGTGTCCATTTTGTTTTTATGCCTCGGGTAAGAAACGGAGTCCAGAAAGCACACTACTCACTGGGCAGTATTGCAGCTCGCTGGGACTCTGCTGTAAAACGTGCTGGCATTCGTCGCCGCAATCCGTACCATACACGGCACACTTTCGCATGTTGGTTATTATCAGCAGGCGCTAACCCGTCTTTTATTGCCAATCAGATGGGGCACGAAAATGCGCAGATGGTGTATGAAATCTATGCTACATGGATAGAAGAAATGAACAGCGAGCAGGTGGCAATGCTGAACACGAAACTGGCGCTTTAA